TATATAAGCGCCTGATTTGCTGACGGCGTGCCTACTATTGTAACGTCGCTCAGGTCGTTTAAATCCGTAGGTACGGCGCTTGTATCGGCCTTAGCATTTAGCGCTGTCTGCGTGGCTGTACTTACCGGCTTATCCGCGTCGCTGGTGTTATCTACGTTGCTGAAGTCTGCGCTGTTGGCTTTGGCGTTGAGTGCTGTTTGCGTGGCTGTACTGACTGGTTTGTTTGCGTCGCTCGTATTATCAACGTTCCCTAATCCGATTTCGCTTTTGACAATGGTGTCGTTTGTCCATTCGCTGCCATCGTACTTTAATAGCTCGCCCGTTTCCGGTCCGCCTTGTCCAAATTGTACGTCTGTCAACTGGCCCAACTCCGTAACGCCGCCCGCGTCGTCTGCCGGTTGCCATTCCTGAACGGATGCATCGTAAGCTAATACCTGCCCGTCTGTTACGCCCGTGGTATCAACGTCAGACAATTCGCCAAGCGTAACGCCTGTAATGGGGCTTCCTTGCGCTATCTCAAAATCACTGCGGCTTATCCTTACATCATAGTCCGCTGTAATGTTATACGTCCTCTGTGCCTCGTCAAAATCGATAATCTCGCCAAGGTATTGGATGCTTTGAACGTTCACTCCGGAATAAGTACCGGTCACGCGGTCCAATGCCGCGCGTGTGTGCGTTGCCATATCAATGCACTCCGTGTAACTTGTTGAATACAAATTCACTTCAATTTGTGCCGTGTCCAGCTTAGAAGGTTCGCGCTTCGTGTCGCTTGGTTCGTTGCTGCTCACGTTGTAAACGACGTAAGGCAAAACCGCGTCTTGCTGTGCTACTTCCGGAAAAATACGCGTGTCAACGATTGCACGCAAATCGGCATTCGATAGCAGTAAATTATAAATTGCTTTTCCAACTGTCATTTCATAAACCTTTTAAATTCCTGCCTGTAAAGTTCTACCTGCCTGCGTTGCGTTTTACCAATTCCCGCTTTTATTCCTTGCGTTAGTTTGCCTTTGTTTGGCGTTTGCATAATAATGCCGCCGCCGCCTTTCTTGCCGCCTTTTTTCATCGTTGCAGGACGTGCGCCCATTTCTACAATATGAGCAAACCAGCCATCCGCGCCGTCACGCACTTTGCGTTTCAATTGGTATTTGCCTGCATTATTCGCACGCGGCCCAATCATTGCCGTATTGCTGCCTTTGCTAAACCAAACGCCGATTGAGTTTTTCAACTGGCCTTTCTTAATCTCAATTTTTTTGCCGTCCTTTTTGTGAATGGTTATATCCTCTTTGTACGGCTTTATTTTGCCGCGCATTGCGTTTACTGTTTCGCGTCCTGCTAAGCGGTTGGCCCTCCTAAATTCCTTTTTGTTAATCGTGCCAAATCGTGCGGCCCTGTCTAACCGCTTTTCGATTTTGCGTAGTTGCGCCTGCATCGTGTCCATTACTCACCCGTTGACGTTGTTACAAGCCTCAAACCTTCCTCGCGTCCAATTTCCTGCACGGCTTCAATTTGATACAGTTGGCCGTTATAGCTTACGCGGTCGCTTGGCCTTACGTCGCTCACGGTGCTGCTGTATCTAAGAATAAAATGAACGGGTTGCACGGCATAAACTTGGTCGCTCTGTATGGATTCGCTACCGCTTCCGCGATAGTTAACTTCAGCCCAAACCGTCGCCAAGGTCGTCCACGTTTCCGCGCGTTCGCCGTAGTCGTTCAGCGTCAAGGTAGCGCGTTGAATCGTTATGCGCCTGTCGAGTTTCCCGATTTTCATACGCTTGTAACGTTGCGATATGGTGAAATAATGCTGTAAATACCCAACGGCAATTCGTGCATTTTAAAGCCTGTAACGGTTTGCCTGTTTTCGTACAAATGCCCAACAAGTAAACGAATGCCATGAACAAGCGGCTGCGGAATATCAGCTTCTGGATAACCGATGTTCATATTCACTTGCACCGCGTTAAAAGTGTCGTCGTATAAATCGGGCGTATTGTCAAACGTAATGCGTGCGCTTTTGGTTTTTATGTCAAACCAGTATTTAGCAGCTGGCAGCGTTTGAGTGGCGTTTGCCGTGTCCAAATACGTCACGGATGCAATGGAGTTTACCGGGCCAATGGGGAAACGCACGTTATAAAAATAGTCAATATAACCCACGGCGCTCACGTCACCTAAGCGCGTGTTGCAAACGTCTTCAATCCACGCAATGGCTGCATCTCTAAGGGCTTGAATTAGCGTGTCTTCGTCTGTATGGTCAACGCGCAAATGTTCCTTTAACTGTGCCACGGTTATAATGCTGTCGAGGTCGGGCGTTCCTGTTATTTCTACGGTCATCATGTCGCTAAAATACGGCTAAAAAAAAAGCCCCGTGAGGGGCTGTATTCAAACGAGATTAAGTTTTTCGCATCGTGCCTTCAAAGCTTCTTTTGTGCTGCTCGGAAGTACTAACTTAAACGGGTCAGTTTTAGCGTAGTAATCCGTTAATAATTTGTAGTAATCGAATTTAGTTAATGCTGTTCGATTGTACTTGCGTGGCTGTCCTATTACTGTGTACATAGTCTGTTTGTTTCGTTGTTGTTGACACAAATATAAGGCGAACTTTCTTTACTACGCAACTTATTTCGTAGTTAATTTCATTTTTGTAGTGTTTACTGGGTTTACAGGACAAAAAAAAAGCCCCGTGAGGGGCTATTCAATTCGTTCAAAATCTTCAATGCTTTGTTTTATCAAATCGTAGTCAAACTGATTCAGTGATTTGCCAAAAAAATCTGATATATCTATTCCGTTAAATACCATAAGAGCAGCTAACCTTTTTAGCAGCTCTTTTTTTTGTTCGTCTGTCATTTATTTCTGCATTGTTGCCTGTCCTACAAAATTCACTGTGCTATATTTTTCATCCTCATTTTCGAACACCTCCACAATGTTTTTCTTTACTAAACTGCCAACCACTCCCTTTATTTGAGATACTTCAAGTCCTGTGGCTTCAGCAATGTCAGAATGCTCGACGGGTGAATAAGTTTCAACACCAATCCAAGGGCTGAGTTTAATTGCTAATGTGGTCACAACCAAGGTTTCATAAGCTGTAAAGTTGTTGTTGTTTAATAGGGTGAGTAGTGCGTTGTTCATAATTACTTGTTTTTGTTTCGTTTGATGTCTCAAAGATACGGTAATCAATTCTTTTTACGCAAGTTTTTTCGTATTTATTTTAGATGTTTTTTCGTTTTCCCTGTGTTTGCTGGGCTTACAGGACAAAAAAAAGAGGGGCCGAAGCCCCTCCTTTCCAAACAAATAACCCAACCAAATTACTGTTCTAGCTTTGTTGCCGTTGACAACGCTTTAGGCTGTCGCAAATCGAAGTCAAAGAATCGGTTCACGTGCAAAGCAATCTGTGCATTACCTGCGTTGCTATATGGGTCTACCAATAAATCCAGCGAACCAAAATATGCAAGGATAGCGCCCTGTGCGAAGTTTCCGAAAATCATTTGCGCGGCTGGTGTTGTGGTGTCGGCTAAGAATCCATCTACCAAGTAAGGAGTCGCAACTGCATTGTACATATTGAAACGTCCAGCATCCCACAAAGCATTCACAGAATTTACCTGCGCCAATGCTTTGGAATTAGCGTATGCGTTTGGACTCATAACGTACGAAGCGCCTGCAAGGTTTGCACCCTGTGCAAGGGCCTGCGATTCCATAAGGTTAACAGTTTCCGCTGTCAAAGCCGCGTCTGCCGTTTGCGTTTGATTAACGGCAGTTGAAGCCATGATAGTATCAAAACCGTAATCATCGATGTAAGCATTCATAGCAGCGGCCAACTCGTTAGCAATCAATGCATCTACCTCTGCACCGCCTTGCTGGATAAGGAGTTTAGAATACTTAGTATTAGCTGCAACACGTTGCGGCGTTAAGTTTACTTGGTCCATCTCCATGCCTGAAGCTGTATCGGCTTCCACTTCTGTTGCGCTTGTACCTCCGGCCTTAGCGCTTACACGTGGGAACTGCAAGTTGCCTGTTGCGTTCCGGATTACTGTTGTGCCGAGTCCTTCCAATACGGTAGGGGCTCGCAGTGCTTCGATTGCAGCGGGTACAACAGTAGGAACGAATCCCGCACCGTCGCCACCTGCTGCTGCTTGGAAGTCGTCAGCAGCTCCAGCACGCAAAGCGATAGAAGGAATTGCAATTTGTCCAGCAGACTGCAAACCCTGTGAACGCATTTCCTTAGCGGCTTCTTTTTGCCACTCTGCTTCTGCACCTTCCAGGCTTCGACCGTTTGCAATTGCAGCGACTGCACGGCTTAGGGAAAAAGAACCATTCACGCGCTCAACTTCGCGCTGCTCGGATGCGCCAGCTGTACCGCTCTGCGCCATTCGTGCAACCATATCCTGCTCACGTGTTTTGTGCTTAATCTTAACGTCAAGGTCTTGGACCATGTTGTCGAGCTTATCGCATCGCTCCTGTTCTGCTTCTGTAAGTACGCGGCCCTCAGAGTCCGCCTTTTGGCCAATGGCTACGAATTCTTCGTAGTTCGCATTGCGCTGGCCTTTTAAATCGTTTAAAGTCATCTTTGTAATGTTTTGCGTAAAGTTACGCGGTTCTGTTTTTATCATTTCAGGTTCTGCGCGTTCTTCCGTTTCCGGTTCTGCTGCTACCTGTTCTTCCTTTAATTCCTCCACTTCCTGCGCCGCCGCTGCCATGTTTCGCGCATATACTGAAGCCGTCGGGCTTGCTGGGTATGTTACTGCTGAGGTATCCAATAGCTTGCCCACCTTGGTAATGGTTCGCGTGCTGCGGTCTTCGCTCCATTCGTCTGCCTCGATTGTAAAGGCGAACGAGCTTTGTGATATATCGCCGCGCTTAATCAGCTTGTAAAGGTCGCGCCCGTCCTGCGTGTCAGCAAGTGCCGCGCGATACTTCAAACCTTGTTCGTCAACGCTCAGTTCCAAAGTGCCGTTCGTAGTTCGTGCCAATGGTGCGCCGGTATGGTTTAGCAAAAATCGAACGTCATCCTCCATAACGCCATCGAATGCGCCACGTGCTACGGTTTCTTTGAAATAGCCCAAATCATACTCCACGTTAAAATTGCTGGCATAGCCTTCGACTACCAAAGCATCATCACCAGCGGCGCGCACTTCTGACGTTCGCAGTTCTACGCTGTCGCCGTATTGGCTGCGCAGCTCATCGGTGCGCTTGTCATCTTTATTCTCCATTGTTCTGTGTTTCTGAAACTTTATCCGAGTAAGCGCCTAGCTTATCGAGTGCAATTTGGTTTATTTGCACAACGTGGGTATCGCCTCCCTCCGTTGGGTTCATTGATTCACGGATTCTTACCTCGTTGATACTCAGCACGCCGTTGTTTAGCATCTTGGTGTAGAAATCTGCGCGGCTCTGCATATCGCCACGGTACAAATCGTTGAGGTTGAACTTGCTGTATATCTGTGGGCGTTCGCGTGACTGAATTAGCTTCCTATCAATCTCCTGCTCGATGCGCTTGGCCCAGGGTGCAATGGTGTGCCGTGCAAATTGCAGGTTTTGCTGTTCAACGTTGTTGTAAGTTGTTTGGCTTTCGAGCTGTACCAATGTAGGCGGCACGCTGAAAATGCGGCATATTTCTTCCGCCTGAAATTTACGCGTTTCGATAAATTGCGCTTCGTCGGGGCTAATGCTTATTCGTGAATATTTGAATCCAAACGGCAGCAGTTTCGTGCCTGCTTGTTGTGCGGCCTTGTTCCAACTGCCTTGAATTATATCCATCTGTTCCTTTTTCAAAGGCTGGTCGCTGGATAGTATCCCCGTCATTTGCCCGCCGCTTCCAAAGTATTCCGCGCCAAAGTCCTCGGCTGCTTTGGCTAGTCCTAAATTCTCACGGTGCAAACGGATGGGCGACTTCCTTTGAAGGTTGCAAATCTCTAGCATATTCTCAGCCTGTACGATGCCCACGTTGCGCACGCTATACACTAACTGACCATTCACGGTCTTGCGGTCTACGTCATACAAATCCAAGCACACCAAACTTGTAACGTACCCACGGCCATCGCGCTCGATGAGTGCGTAGCCAACGCCGTTAATGACTGCATTGCTAATTACCGTCTCCCAAAAGTCGAAAGCCGTTTGGTATTCGTTGGGCTTGTATTTGATAACGTCATAAGCTGGGTGAACGTTAGCCGGTTCTATCTCGCGGCCTGTGCGCTCATATATCTCTAGGTCCAAACTCGCCAACGTGCTGGCTATCTTGTACACGCAAGCGTAAACCGTGGAAATGGTTAGCGCTGTGTTCTCGTTTATGTTCGCACCGCTTACCGTAGTGCCGTAAATGCCTAAATCATTCGCTAAGGTCTGCGAATCGTACTTGCCTACGCGATACCTCAAAAGCGCGTTTAATCTGTCGCGAAGTGTTGCCATATGGGTCGCAAATTACGAAAGGGAAATTATATCGAAAACTGTATCATGTGCGCCGTTCGTTTTATGGTGGCCGTATTCGTTCATGGCAATGATTGAAGCAATAACTCCATCCACTTTTTTGCTTTCGTGCTTCTCTTTGGTGACGCGTTTATTTTCGTTTACATCAGTGTAAACAACAGCGCAACCCATTTGCCACCTTAGTACCTCATTGCCTCCGTGTATGATGTTGCTTTTCATCATTTGCATCTCAAATTCCTTTGTTGGGCCGTTCATAGTGGTGATATTCTGCGCCATTGGGTGCATTTCAATGTCATCTTGTATCAATTCGCTCACTATATACGTGCTAAATCGCGGGTCATATCCAATGCCGCGAATGTCGTATTTCGCGCACGCGTCTACAATATGCTCTTTTACATAGCGAAAATCGGTCACGTTGCCCGGTGTAATGGTTAAATGGCCGTCTTTTGCGTACCTGTGGTAATCAATTCCGGCGCTTAATTTCTTGCTGTCGGCTTTGTCTTGGTTAACAAATTGGTGAACGATGAGGTAAAAACAGTCGTGTTCATCGTCACGAAAAAGCAAGGCGAAAGCGGTTAAATCCTGCGTGCTGGCCAAATCTAACCCACCAAAGGCAGGTAAATACGGCAAACGCTCCCACGGTATAGGCTCAGCGCCTTGCATAAAAACGTCGTCGGGTATCCATGCATGCTCTGCACTTGTCCAAATATTCAGATTCAGACGCAAAAACGTGTTTAAGTACGATGGGACGTTTTGCGCTTTCTTACTTTCTTGCTCAAAATACGCTTTTGTGCAAATCGACCCATACCCAGGATTGGCTTTTTGCCACGTTGCTTCAGCTGTCCAGTCATCACTTTCATCAGCGGCATAAAGTACCGGTAAAAAAGTTTCATCGAGAATACTACCCTCCTGAACTTGCCGAGCGTACTCATGAATTTCAAAACAAATCGAATTCCTATCATGTCCTGCGGTAGTTAGTGCGATAACAAGCGGCTGCGTTCGTGCGCCTGTGGACGTTACAAGTACATCCCACAAATCGCGGTTGGGCTGCGTGTGTAGTTCGTCGAAAATTACGGCATGACAATTAAAGCCGTGTTTCGTGCTTGCCTCGGCACTGATGGACTTGTAAAAACTGCTTTTGTAGTTGATAGAATTGCGCAAAACCTTGGCGCGTTGGCTCAGGTGTTTGTTATTGTGTATCATCTCCTGCGCTATGCTAAAGACAATATTGGCCTGATTTCGGTCGCCTGCCGCGCTTATCACTTCCGCGCCCGGTTCACCGTCTGCAAAAAGCATATAGAGGGCAATGGCTGCGCTTAGGTTCGACTTGCCATTTTTACGCGGTATTTCAACGTAGCAAGTGCGATATTTCCGCCGTCCGTCGGCCTTTTTCCATCCAAAAAGTGGGCGAATTATGTCGTCTTTTTGCCAATCTTCAAGTATAAACGGCTGGCCGCCTAGCTCGCCTTTCACATGGCTGCAAAACTTTTCGATGAAGTCAACGGCACGATTTGCCGCGTCTTCGTCAAAGTGGAATTCATCCGAAGAATTCGTCAACGCTTTCTTCTGTTTCTGCCGTTGTACCTACTAACCTCTCCAGCGTCGCAATCATCGCCTGCTTTCGCATTCGCGCCTCTTTGAGTTGTTGCCATTCAGGACGGGCGCGGCTGTAAACGTCGCCGCTTTTGCCTGTGACTTGGTAGCACGTGCCTTGCTCATTGCAAAAAGCCTGCAACATTTCTTCCTCAATCTCTACGCATGACAGCGTTTGAATTAAGGACTTTACGCCGCTTGTAAGCTCGCTGCGTGTGCTGTACTCGGCCACGCGTTCCGTGAACCTTTGAAATTGCGCATCGTTCATTTAGCTAAGTTAGGGGATTCCCTTTTACTTTCAAGCACACACGAAAAAAAGTCAACTTGCACGGGACTTTCCCATAACGTCTATATGGTTTTCTTTACCCCCTACCCCCCTGTAAATCAGTGCGTTCTGTTCTTGACTTGCGTGCGTGGCAGCTATTGCACATAGGTTGAAACGGTCCGCGCCAGAAGTCGCCGCCCC